CATTAAGTGTTCTCAAGATATTGATTATTTTTGTAAAACTTATGTAAAAATTGTTTCTGTTGATAAAGGTTTGATTAGTTTCAATCCATTCCTTTATCAAAGAAATATGTTTAAGACGTTTGAAGATAATCGTTTTACAATCTGTAAAATGCCACGTCAGGTTGGTAAAACAACAGGTGTTGTTGGATACCTACTTCACAAGATTCTTTTCAATGAAAATTACAATATTGCAGTTCTTGCTAATAAGCAGGTACAAGCAAGAGAAATTCTTTCTCGTGTCCAGTTAGCATATGAATGGCTACCAAAATGGCTCCAGCAAGGAATAGTAGAGTGGAATAAAGGTAACATAGAATTAGAAAATGGTTCCAAAATCTTGGCATCTGCTACTTCTTCTTCTGCTGTTCGTGGTCAATCGTATAATCTTGTTTATCTCGACGAGTTTGCGTTCGTTCCAAGAAATGTTCAAGATGCATTCTTTGCATCAGTATTCCCAACAATCACATCTGGTGCAACATCAAAATTATTGATTACATCAACGCCAAATGGGATGAATCTTTTCTATAAGATTTGGATGGATTCTGTCAATGGAAACAATGACTACGCAAGAGTAGATGTTCATTGGTCTGATGTTCCTGGAAGAGATGAGGCATGGAAAGAACTAATGATTCGTAGTACTTCTCTTGACCAATTTCGACAAGAGTTTGAGTGCGAGTTTATGGGATCAACAAATACTTTGATCCATCCTTCTATTCTCTCCAAACTAGTATATAACAATCCAATTCAGACAGATAGAGAAAATTACCTTAAAATATACAAACACCCAGAAGAGAATCACGTTTATACAATGACGGTTGACGTATCAGAAGGTCTGGGTCAGGATAGTTCTACGTTTGTAGTGACAGATTGCAGCGTAATGCCATACGAGGTAGTTGCTGTTTATAAGAATGCTGATATATCACAATTGATGTATCCGACACTATTAGAAAACGTTGCAAAATACTATAACAATGCATCAGTTCTTGTTGAGGTCAACGTTGGCTCTCAAGTTGTCAACATTTTACAACAAGATCTTGAATATGAAAACATTGTTATGACAAAAACCAGCGGAAGAAAAGGAACATTGATTGGTGCATCTGGTGGTCAAACCAGAATGGGTATCAAAACAACAAAAATTACAAAAAGAATAGGATGTTCTAACTTAAAGTCACTGATAGAAAATAACCAAATTATTTTAAATGATTATGATATTATTAATGAACTTTCTACATATGTTGTAGATGGTTCTTCATATAATGCGGAGGATGGACACCACGATGATTTAGTTATGTGTTTGGTTTTATTTGCATGGATGGTAAGTCAAAATTACTTCAAGGATGTTTCTAACACTGATGTTAGAAAAAAAATCATGGAGGATTTTAATGAAACTTATATGCCATTTGGATTTATTGACTCAGGTCACGATAAAGATGATGACCTAAATCGCGTAGTTTCCGAGGATGAATGGAACCGTTTTTTTCTAAACTGACTTTTTATAAATAACTCATATAGAATTTGATAATTTTATTATAAAAGGAGAATAAAATGGCATTTCAAGTAAGTCCTGGTGTAAGCGTAACCGAATATGACTTAACTACCATTGTTCCTACAGTATCAACTACTACTGGAGCATTTGCTGGTGTATTTAGATGGGGTCCGGTAAATTACGCTAATCTAATTGGATCAGAAGACGAGTTGGCACTAAGATATGGTAAGCCAAACGCAAATACATACGAAACATTCTTTACTGCAGCAAACTTTCTTGCATATGGTAACCAGCTATATGTTTCAAGAGCTGCTTCAAACACAGCATATAATGCAGTTGCAAACGTAGGAAGTGTTTTTTCCAATGTTGTAATTCAAAATTATAATAGCTTTGTTAATGCTGAAGGAAATTGGGATGTTGCAGGAGCACAAGGCTCATTCAATGCAAACACACCATTTATCGCTAAGTGGGTGGGAAGTCTAGGTAATTCTCTACAAATTTCTATCTGTGATTCTGCTAATGCATACTCACAAAACCTTCCTGCAAGCTATTATCCTGCAAATACTACATACAGCCCTGTAAACACTCAAAGTACATTTGCAATCAACGTAAATAGCTCTGTAGCTAATGTTACTACATTGAGTGATGATGCTTCATTTGCTACAGGTGTTGCTTCTTCATTAACTTCAGCAATTACACCAGGTGACTATATTCTTGTAGGTAACTCAACAATTGGAACACAATATCTACAGGTTGCAAACGTAAGCACAGTTACTGCTGTTGGAAACTACTCATGGTTCAACATTAACTTCACAAATGTTAACCAATTGAAGTCTAATTACTCAAGCTCAGCAAACGGTACTGTTGGCTTCATGACAAGACTATGGGAATACTACAATGCTGTTGACAATGCTCCAGGTAGATCACAGTGGGTAAGCGACAGAACTTCAAATACTGCAATTGCAGACCAAGTTCACATTGTTGTTTCTGATAATCTTGGATCTTTCACAGGTGTTCCTGGTCAAATTCTCGAAGTATGGCCAAATCTTTCTCGTGCAATTGACGCACAAGGATTGCAGGGTGGTTCAATCTATTATCGTGATGTTCTAAACCAGAGCTCACAATATGTTTGGTCTGCAACTGATTATCTTGGAAGTGGAACAACAAACAATGCATTCCCTGCTCCAAATGTAAGAAACGTTTCAACAATTAAATTTGTTAGCGGTGCAGACGGTCTTGCTGAGTCAAACATTGATATTGGTTCACTTGCATATGCATATGATGTATATTCATCTGCTGAATCAATTGATATTTCATTGGTTCTTGGTGGTAAATCAACAACAGTTGGTGACCCATATGGAGCAACTCTTGCAAACTACATTGTTGATAATATTACATCAAGTAGAAAAGATTGTGTGGCGTTTATCTCACCTCCAATTACTGCAGTAGTAAATAATCCAGGCAACGAAGCAACAAGTATCCTTGCATCAAGAAATGCAATGAGAAACACTTCTTATGCTGTAATGGATTCTGGATACAAGTATCAGTATGACAAGTACAATGATTTGTATCGTTGGGTTCCTCTAAATGGTGACATTGCTGGTCTATGTGTATACACAGATACAGTTCGTGATCCATGGTATTCTCCAGCAGGATTTAACAGAGGTAACATCAAGAACGTTGTCAAGCTTGCTTACAATCCAAAGAAAGCAGATCGTGACCTTCTTTACAAGAGCAATGTTAACTCAGTTGTAACATTCCCTGGTCAAGGAACAGTTCTTTACGGTGATAAGACAATGCAGTCACAACCTTCTGCATTTGATAGAATCAACGTACGTAGATTGTTCATTGTCCTTGAAAAGGCAATCTCAACTGCTGCACAGTATTCTCTATTCGAGTTTAACGATGCGTTTACACAGGCTAACTTCCGTAATCTTGTAACACCATACTTGAGAGATATCCAAGGTCGTCGTGGTATTACAGATTTCAAGGTAATTTGTGACTCAACAAACAATACTCCTCAGGTAGTTGATGCCAACCAATTTGTTGGTGACATCTACATCAAACCAGCCCGCTCAATCAACTTCATTCAGTTGAACTTTGTTGCTGTACGCACAGGTGTCGACTTCAATGAAATTGTTGGTCAAGTATAATTAAGGAGAGGAAACTAAAATGGCTTTCAATATTAATGATATCCGCTCTCAGTTAGTATACGGCGGTGCACGTCCATCACTATTCCAGGTAATTATCAGTAATCCTGTTAATCCTGTCGCAGATCTAAAGTTGCCTTTCCTTTGTAAGGCAGCTCAGCTTCCAACTTCTACTCTAGGATTAATTGAAGTACCATATTTTGGTAGAAGATTAAAACTAGCAGGTGATCGTAAGTTTGATTCTTGGACAGTAACAATTATCAACGATGAAGATTTCTTGGTAAGAAATGCAATGGAACAGTGGAACAACTATATTAATCTTTATCAATCAAACATTACTGCTCTTGGATCTTCATCTCCAAGTGTTTATAAGTCACAGGCAACTGTAACACAATTTGGTAAAGATGGTAAGGAACTAAGAACTTATCAGTTCAATGGAATCTATCCAGAAACTGTTGCTCCAATTGATCTACAATGGGCTACTGTTGATGAAATTGAAGAGTTCCAGGTTCAATTCCAGTATGACACTTTCGAAATTCTCGCAGGTCCTACTGGCGACGCTGGTGGTTCATAAGATAAGGGATAAAGAGCTGCTATAAATACAGTAGC